GTCCATACACTTCTTCATCAAAGAAATATATTCCTTGATGTTCAATAATCATCACAGCTGCAAATAATGCAGTTATGAGCCCAAATAAAAAATACATTAATTTTTGCATAATAACTATTTATTGATTAAATACTATTTGCTATAAATACTAGTGTTGTTACCATTGTTAATAATACTAATAAGTATACCAATAATTCGATCGTAATAACAATGCGCCAGAATCGTTCATTTCCCATATGTTTTTATATTTATTGTGAAGTTTTCTCCAAAAATGATGCCCTTCTTTTGTATATCTCCATATAAGTGTACATTCAATTGCCATATCAGGAATTCTTAATATTCTATAAAATGATTCTAGGTTTATTTTATTATCATGAGCATATTTACTACTGCCGTCTAAAAAGCTATCTAATACTTTTTCTTTAATAAGAAAAGTAAGCAATAAATAAGGCATATTAAATAATATTTGCCTTCTGACTTTTTGTTGTTCTGTTAACTTTTTCATTGATTGAATTGTACTTTTTTATGAACTTTAAATGTTACTTCAGTATCACTCTTAATTTCAATAGTAAAATGAGGAGATGATTTACTATCTATTCTTCGTTTGATCCATTTAACTACGTAATCCGCAGTTAATACTTCAAATTGCAAATAGCTACGCCATTTTCCACTCTTACCGATGTGTAGTTTTAGATTTCCTCTGTCAATATTAGTAACAGGGTTAACGCGACTTTGTTTTGAGTTAACTAATTTAGCTACTACTATGTCGCCGATTTTAAGATTTTGAAATTGTTCTAATGTCATATCTTTTTTTAGTTTATTGATTAAATATATAAAGAGGACAGCTAATGCTGTCCCCTACTATTTACGCATAGTTACGTTGCCACTCTTTGTTCATCCAGTGACAGATGCTCAGAACTATTTTTCAAATCTAAAATAGTGAAAACTCCTTCATACTGAGTTTAGATAGTGCTTACACGTTTGTACCACACACTACGATGATACTATTAATTACGTAATCAGGCTCTGTGTCTAATACAGGCTTGCCACTGCTTTTCTAGCCACATTAAAATTACGCAATAAAGAACTCTAGATTAGTTTGAATACATCTAACTAATAGTTCATACTTTCTGATAAAGTGTTTTCTGGTTTTCATAATTTTAACTTTTAATATTATTTGTTAGATTAAAGTCTGCAATAATATTTTTTACTACAGGTATGAATTCATTATCATATCGTAAAATTATACGATGTTGAGTATCTCCTATTTCTCCTATTTCTTGATTTATATATTTTATAAGATCAATTTTTGGATTTTCTTCAATAGCTTCTGTGAAGCATTCAAATGTTTCTTGTGATATATTATCATTATCGTTGATAATGATATCTAAAATTGTATACCTTAGCATTTTATTTCAATTTTGATTCCGTATTTAAGTTTAATTTTTCCACATTTAGAACATCTGTATATGAATATATCTGAATATGTATGAAATTCTTTTGTTTCACCTATTAGATGATAATCGTGTTTACAGATAAATCTTTGATAAAACTTTTTGATAAATCCTTTCATATATATAGTTTTAAGTTAATAATCAGTTTAAAACACTACTATCTTCACAGACTGTAGTGTATGGTTAAGTAATAATAAAGTAAAGGATAGTATGGCTGTATCCTTACAATATAGAAATAAACGATTAGCATTTTACACCTGCGCTAATACTTTCGTTTAAGAAACTGGTATCCTCTTTTAGTATATAATCTGCTTCGGGTATGATACAATAATCGCAAATAAGTGTACTATCAATTTGATACCATTCATCATATAAATCTCCAGTTATAGGATCATTTTCAACAGTATGTTGTATTTCAATAGCCATAATACGGTTCTGTACGTAAAGGTAGTAAATATCATTAAAGTTATTTAATACATAAGCTGGCATAATAACTTCGTTGGCTTTACATAATATTACTGTACCACTACAAATTTTAGATAAATCACTTATTATTTCCATTTTTATTTATATGATTGTTTATTTGTTTAGTTACTATAAAGATAATCAAATCTAAATAGCATTGTTGATTCTACTAAGAGATAATATTACTATTGTTTTAAATATTATTGTATCAATCTTTATCGTTATATTTTGCATACGTATATAGTCATACATATTTGTTATTGCTGCAAAATCGTCTATATTTTTAATAAATGTGATTAATACAAATAATATAAATATTGATATAGCGCAACATCCTAGTAATATTATGTTTTGCGTTATAATATTTATAAGTTTTATCATATTTTTTGTTTATATTAAGTCCCATTCGATTAATGCTTCGATTGGTGACATACCTTGTTTGATACATTCGGTTACTTCTGTTTCAAGATGATATTCTTTTGCAATAGCAATAGCTTCATCAATGTTAATCTGATGGTTCATTATGTTTGTTATTATGGTTACTAATATGTAATATTATTTTGTATATTACTATTACTGTTATTATAGCAAATATTACTCTTCCATAATCTTCTAAAGTCATGTTAGAGTCTGAGTAGTATATATGGCATAACATAGGAATGATGTTAGGTTAGGCTATATATTAATATAACAAGGAAGATGCTGGAGGAATTAATCCTCCAGTTCTTCAGTCTGTTGTAACAGACTCTCAAGCTCCTCCTTCGATACATCGAAGAGTACGAATTTACGATAATCATCGTAAAATCCTGGGTTTTTGAAGAAGCTTTCAGCTCTGTCAAAACCCCTCTGTACAGCTCTATCGACAGTAGCTTGCGTGCTGTCAGATTCTTCACATACGCAGTATGTACTTCTAATGACTCTGTCATCAACCTTGTAAGGCGCATGACTCACACTTATCAATTTATACTTCTCTTGAAGTTTAATTGGTTCTTTAAGTAAAGTCACTTTACGTGTCCCATCTTCAGAATAGGTTAAATCTGTAAGATTTAACTGATTCATAAGTGTTTTATCGTTAGGATCGAGGAATAAAGAGTAATTCGAGCGAATAGCTAGAATTGCTTCTTTTTTCAAAAGTACGTTTGCGTACTTACGTCCATCTTTAGATGTACCAGTTGCGATAGCAACTGCGTAAACATCACCTTCATGTTCAACTTTGAATTTCATATGCTAATATTGTTTTAGTGAGATTTATCGAACGTTTAACCAAAGTGCACGGGGTCTTCCCGCGCAACGAGGTTACAGGGGTCTTGTTTAGGGATAGCTTCACGCACACAGATTTCTTCACCAAAAAAATTTTTTATATATTTTTATTTTAAATAATGTTAAAAAATAGCTATTAAACTTAAATAAATATTCATAATAAATGTTAATAATAATAACCAATATAGTTAAATATACGTTACTGTATACAGTAGATACAGTTAAATACAGTGTGAATATGAATTACTACTTTATAAGACAAAGAGATCAACAGTATTCTAATTGTCTTTACTTAAGTAAGATAAGTAAGAACTATAAATTGAATGATAATTATAGATCCTTTACTTTACCAGGACAAATAGAATATACTTTCTCTGAAGATTTATATGAACAGTTTAAGAAAGAAATAAATACAGTTAAATGACAGAATTTACTGCACTATGTTTAGTAGGTATGTTAGGATGTCTAGCTTATATCATACTAAATAAATTAACAAAGTAATGTGCCCTAAGTACACGGGATCGTAGTACATTCCACGCTTAAAGAAGTTGCCATAAGGTAGAAGCGCACCAGGGAATCCTAATCGTAAGTAGGCTCAGTTTAGCTACCTTTCTGACGGTCTTTGAATAAAAAAGGTAGCCCCTAAAACGGTATTACTATGGAAAAGAACGAACAAAAAAAAGCAGATAGAATTGAGTATGTTTTCAGGAATAAAACTTATATAGCTACTCCTGAGCTTAGTAAAGGTTGTTGTGTAGGTTGTGCGTTTGTTAATAATATGAACTGCGCTAACTTTAAAGATAGAATGGACATCTGCCATAAAGGATATATTTTTAAGCGTAAATTTAATCACATAGATGAGTAACCTTACTTTACTTACTGCGTTAATAGATATTATAAAGTAAATATTATGGAAGATAAAGTACTAGAAACAGTGGTAAACGGATTGGGATATAGTTTTGAAAAAGATATATTGGTAAAACCTTTAGCTCCTATTATGGTTACTAAAGAATATACAGAGCAAATTCCTACTGGTGAAAAGGATGAAGAAGGTTTTAATAAGTATGAAGTAAAGACTCATACTAAAGAAGTTGAATCAGATTTTGCAAAAGGTATTGTTCTATCTATTCCAACCGGTGCCGATAGTACCATTAAGGTTGGTGATACTATAGTATACCCTAAGAAATTTGCTAAAGACTTTGATCTATTTAAAGACTCACAATTAGTTAAACCATACGACGTTGTAGCTAAAGTCGTTAAATAAGCTATCATTCACGAATTGAATGTTTTTAGAGTATTAAATCGCTGCCCTGCCATCAAAGCAGGGCATTCTTTTTGCTATTACTTTACTAAACATTAATAAATGTTAAATATTTTAAACACTTATTATATTAATACGTTTTAAGGGCATTATGGGAACAATAATAATAGTACTTGTGAGTATTATTGGTTTTGGTGCTCTTACTTATCGTCAAGGAAAGAAAGAAGGTTATGACCAAGGTAGAATTGATGGTTACGAAGAGTGTAAACAAAACTTTAATAAGATACAAGAATTTAAACAAAAGATATTAAATAAAAAGTTAGACATATGGAAGGATACAAAGTAATTAAGGATTTTAGCTTCGCTGAAAAAGGTGATGTGTTTACTAAAGTTGAAGATTTAAACTTGTGGGAACTTCAGAAATCTGAAGTAGTATCAGATACAGAAACTTATACTTCAATGGCGTTTGATTCTTCTACTATGGAAGAATTAGCCAATAAAGATTATGTAATTTGGTACAGTGAAGAAGCACAAGAAAGTGTGGATGAATGTGAATGCTGCTGCGATAAGTTAGAGAAAGTAAAAGAATACGTTAATACTTTGATTGATACATATACTAAAGATTATAACGAATTGATGAAGGATTATAATGAAGGCAATGTTCAACAGTGTGTTAAAGTAGAAGCAGAAACTGTATACCATAATTTAAATAAAGTTCTCAATAGTATTAAAGATTTGTTAGATGAATAAATTAGTAAAGACTGTTAATAAAGGCAATCTTTACTATGAATACCTTAACGCTTTAAATGGTATACTACAACTTACAAATAGGGAATTGGAGTTACTTACTAAGTTCGTTGAATTAGATGTGAACTTTACTCCAATACCTGGTGTAAGTAAAAATGTGGCTAATACTGACAATCGTAGGATGATTAAAAGTACTATGGGTATTACTCCTGATAACTTAAGTAGATATATAAGTAAGTTCAAGAAAGAGGGTCTTTTAGTACAGGGAAAAGCAGAAGATGAATTAGTAGTTAATAAGATACTAATTCCAGAGATAATAAAAGATAGGGTGCAAATAACGTTAATACTAAGAGTAAATGAATAATAAAATAAATAATAAACATTTCTATATGATCTTTGACAATGGGCATATAGTACATGTAGAGAATAGAAGTAATAGGTTAGTACGATATTTCAGACATCTTTTTAACTTACGTTCTAATCTGAAATTAACTTCTTTCGTTCCGAAGAAACCTTACTCTAATAAAGAAATCAAGAAATTATCTGATATACTATACAGAAATCGCGATTTAGATGAATCTGATATTGTAGTAATAATAAATTCTATTAGACCTAATACTATCAGAGAATCTTTAACAGAGTTAGAAACTAGTGAATATTATATAAATGCAACAGCAAAAAAAGATATCAATTTACTCAAGTCTGGCAAACAAATATAATTTACCTTATCCTGTTATAGAAGTAATATGCAATAGTCCATTTAAGTTTGCTAAAGAAGTAATGTCAAACGATGAAGATACTAAAGATATTATGTTTGCTTACTTATTTAAACTTAAATTAAAAAAGAGATATAAAGAAACAAAATGAGACAGTTTATTGAAGAATGCTTAACACCCAATTATAAAATTCACTGGTTAGATTCTATTTACTTTGATCCTGTATTACTTAACAATATACAGATGTATGTAGCAATTAGTGACAGTAGACTATTAAGAATATGATACTAAGAAAGTTTAATAATATGTATCCTAGAACACTTTGGATAGCTATAGTAGAGAGTGAGGAAGATATACAGTTTCTATGCAAGAAGTTCTCTATATTAGAGATTACTCCAGAATTCAATAAGATACTAGAAAATGCTCAAGATGCAATGACCAATGCTTATCATGATGATGTAGTAGCTGAATGTAGACCTGTTATTCAAAACTTTAACTATTTTACTGGAATACTGTGTATAATATATAAGCCAGAGTTAGTAGATAGTGCTAACATAGCCCATGAATCTGTTCACATTTCTGACTATTACTTTGAAATTACAGGTATGAATAATGAAGATTTTTCAACTGGTGGCAATGAAGGATATGCTTACTTAGTTGGTTGGGTTGCTGGATGTTTTGTTAAAGTAATGAAAGAATATGGAAAGACAAAGTAAAGAAGATTCATTAGCTCTATGGGAATTTGAGAAAAACAACGTTAAACAATTTGGATCTAATATTAGTGAAGAGTTAAAGGAGTTAATGGAAGTTGCAGATAAGAAGATCAACAACTATTCCTTAACATACAATGAATTCGTGGATGATATTCTAGAAGGTTTAGCTAAGTTGAAAGATACAGACAGCATTGAAACTAGACAGCTACAGATAAAAGGATTGTACAACTGTTTAACTAATAAGTATATTGAAGATGGAGAATGACGGTAAGAAATACGATTATGGTAAAGTAAGAATGGATTTGATTCCATTAGATGTAGTTGAGAATATTGGTAAGGTACTTACTTATGGAGCTCAGAAATACTCAGATAATAGTTGGCAAAATCTTCCAGATTTTTGGAAAAGATATAAAGCAGCATTACTAAGACATCTTACTGCTATAGACAAAGGAGAATTAATAGATCCTGAAAGTGGACTACCTCATATAGATCATGTACTTTGTAATACGGTATTCTTAGATTGGGGATTTCATCATGGTAAAGCGATTAGTATTAACACAAAAGATATTGAACAAGATAAATAATTATGGAACAATTGAAATTTAAAAAGTTAGATTACTCAGTAAAGAAAGAAGACGGTACAGAAGAGATTAAGAAGTCTGAAGGTAAGTTGCCTACTAGAGCTACAGCAGGAGATGCTGGATTGGATCTGTATGCTACTCGTATTACTCAAGAAGTAGATAATAGCGGAAAGTTAGTACTTGTATATCATACTGATTTAGCGGTAGAGATTCCTGAAGGATATTGTGGCTTACTTATGATGAAGTCTTCAATTAGTAAACGTTCTATAGCTTTAACAAATGGAGTAGGTTTAATAGATACTGGATATCGTGGAGAGTTGATGGCTAAATTTAAAGTAACTACAGATGCTATTCCTACAGTATATACTATAGATGAACCATTTGCTCAATTAGTTATTGTACCTTGTTCTATATTAGAACCCACTTTAGTAGAAGAGCTAAGTGAAACTGAAAGAGGAGAAAAAGGATTTGGAGAAGTTACAGCAGAACAAAATAATGAAAATAAATAATAAGAATATGAAAGAACTTAATATTACAATTACTCCAGTGAGTGCATCAGGTGTTGGAAATTTTATTGATGTTAACATTAACGGATTGCCTTACAGAACAGAAACTGTACAAGGTGAATTTACCGAAGAAGTAATGAAGCAGTCTATTGAAAAGTTGATGCCTACTATTCCTGCTGAACAACGAGAAGAAGTAGAATTGAAATTCTATCAACTGTTAGATGCTATTGCTAATACTAAAGCTGAAGAAGAGTATAGAGCTCAGCACCCTGAAGAGTTTATGCCAGAGAATTTTGAACCTAGTGTTGAAGAAGTAACTGATGAAATTATTTGATATAAATGGTGGTAAAGTAGTAATACACCCTGATGCTTTAGGTCTCCCATTCTTTAAAAAGTTATGGGAGGCTGATAAGCCAGATAAAACACAAGCTACAAATGTAATAAGTTATATAGTACTTATGTGGTATTTTAAATCTCCATATGTACTTCAGCTAGAACCAGATATCAGAGAAAAGAAACTTAAGCAGTTATACTTTGGTGATGAGAATTATAATCTTACAGTAGAAGAAAAGTCTTGTGAAGATGATTATAAGAAGCTAATATATACTAGAAATCTAAGAATGTTAGATAGTATGAGAAACAAAGTAGATACTATTAGTAAGTATTACGAAGATTCTCTAGAAGAGCAACTAGATGAAAAGAAGATTAAAGATCTATTAGCTGGTATGGAAAAAGTAAAAGCTACCTTTCAGACACTAGATTTCCTCGAAAAAGCAGTTAAAGCTGAAGAAGTTAGTACTACTAAAGTACGTGGAGATGCTCAGATTAATCCTTATGAATTAGCTTAATTTGTGCAAATTATACACAAGTTTATAACAATAAATTAATAGGTACGTTATATGAATATAAATAAAGAAACTATGAAGAAAGTACTTGATTTAACAAAATGTAATAGCACTGAAGAGATTTGTGATGTGCTTGAGAAAGAAATTGATAACAAACAAAAAGCAAATAAAGCAGCTAAAGAAGCTAGTGAGTCTTTGATTGAAGAATATAAGAAAGAAGCAGTAGCTGAACCTAAGAAGAAAGGTATTATCAAGCGTACTATTCATTGGCTAAAGAGTTTGTTTAAGAAATAATCTCGTTGAACTGATAGAGAGGTCTGACAGGGACAGACATTAAATATTCCCTGACATACTCCCCTGTAGTATATGTGGTTAATACACTAGTCTCTAAAACTGGAGTACTCAGTCGGATCTGAGCGGGGGGACCAATTAAAAAAGCTGATTTATGGATAAAGTGTACACAACCAAAATCGCTTATGACTAGGGTTACAGAGTACAAAAAGACGGCTCTGTAACCCTTTTTAATAAGCATATAAATAAAATTCTTCTTAAAAAGAAAAATAATAATAGAAACCTACTAGTATTCCACATAAATAGAAATCAATTAGTATATGTATCTAAACTTCAAGCTTACCAAAAGTTTGGAGAAAAAGCTCTTAATGAAAATTGTTTTTATGTAGATGGAAACACTACTAATTGTTCTTTCGATAATATTGAATTAAAAAGTACATATAAAAATTCTCTAGAATTAAATAATGTATATAGATGTTCTAAGTGTGGTAAAGAACTATCCGAAAAACATTTTTATAAAACTGATTTAAAAAACAAAGCTATAAAAAATAGAATATGCATTTGTAAAAATTGTCTTAAAGAAAAAAGAAACAACACACATGAATATATACAAAGATTTAAAGACAAATGCATATGTTGTGGAGAATCTGATGTAGCATGCTTAGATTTTCATCACTTAAATGACAAATATGAATCTCTATCTCATATGAATTCTCATTCTACTGATACTATAAACAAAGAAATAAATAAATGCGTTATATTATGCGCTAACTGTCATAGAAAACTACACTATTATAAGTGTAATATAGATGAATTAAAAAATAAAATACATGATAGACTTCAATAAAAAAATTAAAAATTCTAATAAATTTAGATAGCCAGCACTAGAATTTATTAAAACTGGAAAGTACTGTCAATATCCTGCTGGCTGTACTGAATATTATACATATTGGGACGAATAGAAAGATCGTTGCATTAATGGTTATACCGCAGAGGATGGAGATTACATCACTGGGTATAACTATTTTTATATTAACTTTTGTCCAATGCAACGTATAGTTAACACTATTACTAAACTACCTAATGGAGAAACTAAAATAAAAAGAGATAGTGTAGTAACATTTCCAGATTTCTATGATTATGACTATTTCTACTTCTAGGCAGTACAAGAAGCAGAAAATAAAGGAAAACATATATGTCTACTTAAATCACGCCGCAAAGGATATAGTTATAAAGGTGGAGCTATGGCGTGTCGTAATTATTATTTGATACCTAATAGTAAAACATATATATACGCTTCTAACAAGCAGTATCTTACCGAAGATGGTATTCTTACTAAAGCTTGGGACTATATGGACTTTATAGATAAGAATACAGCTTGGGGTAAGAAACGATCTGTTAACAGTACTATGCGTAAACGAGCTGGATTCTGGACTAAAGATGAATTTGGCAATGAAGTAGAAATGGGTTATAAGTCAGAGATTATTGGCGTTACTTTGAAAGATAATCCTGATGTAGTACGTGGTAAACGTGCTAAATTAATTCTATTTGAAGAAGGAGGTTCATTCTCAGAATTAGGTGCTGCGTGGCAAATTGCTAGACCATCTGTAGAACAAGACGGTGTAGCGTTTGGTACTATGATTGTATGGGGAACTGGTGGTGACGAAGGCTCTGCATTTGAAACTATGAAAGATATGTTCTATAATCCAGATGGATACAATTGTTTAGGATTTGAGAACATATGGGATAGTACACCTACAGATAAATTGTGTGGATTCTTTGTTCCATAGTATACTAATCTAGATACTAGAGATGATGATGGTAATAGAATATACATGGATGATGATGGTAATACTATTACTAAACCTTCCCTTGAATTTATATTAGATGAACGTAGAAAGGTAATAAGTACAGCTACTAATACTACAGCTATAGACCGTTATGTTGCAGAGCGTCCTATTACTCCACAAGAAGCAATGCTAGAATTTAACGGTAATATATTTCCTAAGAAAGAATTACAGGAGCAATTAGGACTTATTCGTACTAATACTTAGTTATAGAATCATAAACAAGTGGGTGATTTAATATTTGATGAGTCTGGTAGTATCAAATGGATACCTAAGAAACACGGTGATGTTACTAAGTATCCACTTGGTAAAGATGATGATCCTACTGGTTCAATAGTTATATGGGAACATCCAGCTAAAGATGCAACAGCTGGATTATATATAATAGGTGTAGACCCTTATGATCATGACTAGTCTGGTACTAATTCATTAGGATCATCTATAGTATATAAGAGGTTTTAGAACTTTGAAGAGTACTATGATATTATAGTAGCTGAATATACTGGTAGACCTGCAACAGCTGAGGAATACTATGAAAACTTACGTAAGTTAGCATTATACTATAATGCGCGTATAATGTATGAAAATGAACGCAAAGGTCTATTCCCTTACTTTACTGCTAAGCATTGTGATTACTTATTAGCTGATCAACCTGATATTATTAATGATATAGTTAGTAATTCTAAAGTACAAAGAAGAAAAGGTTGTCACATGAATAAGTAGATAAAGCAATGGGGGGAAGGTATGATAAAAGAATGGTTGAATGAAGAGTATGCACCAGGTAAGAAAAACCTAACTAGGATACTATCAGAGCCGCTATTAGAAGAGCTAATAAGCTATAACGATACAGGTAACTTTGACCGAGTGATGGCGTTGATGTAGGTTATGATATATAGAGAACAACTGTATAATGTAGTTGTTAAAAAGAAAGAAAAAGAAAACAAATAGAAGATGCTCTTCGATGGACCAATTTTTGCGCAGAGTTGGTTCAATGATGATACTCCTAGAGTATTTTCTAATGACGATAATGTATATACATTTTAACTATGAAGAATACTAAAAGTTTCCCTGCACAGAAACTACCAATGTCAAAGAAGACACAAGCCTGGAAAGAAGCCTGCGTAGACTATGTAGTAGGCGCTGGAGATTCAGGATTTGGTGGTAATGGTAGATCTAGATCTGACGAGATGTAGACTTACTATGATTTATATAATAGCATATATAATGAAAAGGATCTTAAATATGTAACTAATCCATTTAAACAAGATGATGGATTTCCTGCTATGGCATAGGATTATAATATTATTAAACCGTATGTAGATTAGTTACTTGGTGAAGAAACTAAAAGACCTTTTAATTTTCATCCACAACGCACAAGTGATATAGCTGCTAGTGAACTATAGGAAAAAGCCAAAGAAATGCTAATGGATTATATTCAGGCTACTATAGCTAGTAAGTTAAGTCCAGAACAAGCAGCCAGATATGAACAAGCATTAGCTACAGGAGAAATCTAGACTCCGGAAGCTATAGCTAAGTATCTATAGAAAGATTATAAGGATATAGCAGAAACTGAAGCTTATCATGCATTGCAATTCCTCAAGAGAAAATTGAATCTTACCCACGAATTCTATAAAGGCTGGAAAGATGCCTTAATAGGCGGAGAAGAAATATACTACATAGGTGTAATCAATGGAGATCCTTATGTAGAAAGAGTAAACCCTATGTACTTTGATTATGAGCATTCTTTAGACTTAGAATTTATAGATGATGCAGCATGGTGCCGCAGAAAGATGATCATGTCTGCTACTGAAATATACGACAGATTCTATGATAAAATGTCTGAAAGACAACTGAATGAACTACTAGAACTTATTGATCAAAGACCTGGAGCAGGTAATAATCCAGAGATAAGAAAGACTAGTATAGATTATGAATCTATTAAACTACACAAGATTAATAGTTTTACAGATAATCCATTTGATATAGATCATATAGTAGTATATCATTGCTGTTGGAAGTCTTTCAAAAAGATAGGATTTGTTACTTTACTAAACCCAGAAACTGGAGAAGTTGAAGAATTTCAAGTAGATGAAGATTATAAAGTAACAGGTACTGAACAATCTGTAGAATGGGATTGGATTATTGAAGTATGGGAAGGATATAGAATCGGTGATGATATGTACATAGGAATTCAGCCTATTGAATATCAACATATATCTGCTGATAATCCTAATTCACAGAAATTACCTTACACTGGTGTAGTGTACAACAATACTAATAGTAAGCCTAGATCATTAGTAAGTATGATGAAACCATTACAGTATATGTATATTGTGGTATGGTATAGACTTGAATTAGCATTATCTAGAGATAAAGGTAAAGTAGCAGTAATGGATATTACTTAGATACCTAAATCTATGAATATTGATGTTAATAAGTGGATGCATTACTTAAGTGCACTAGGTGTAGCTTTCATCAATCCTTATGATGAAGGATGGGATATACCAGGACGTGAAGGAGGTAAGCCATCTCAATTCAACTAGTTATCTTCTTGGGACTTAACTATGAGTAACGTAATAGCTGAGTATATTCAATTGATGCAAAAGATTGAAGATATGGTAGCTAAGCTTACTGGTATTACCCCACAAAGACAAGGACAGATTGCTGCTAGTGAATTAGTAAGTAATGCTAATACTGCTGTTAATATGTCTTATCATATTACTGAACCTTGGTTCTGGAATCATAATTAGGTGAAGAGAAGAGTATTAACTATGCTGTTGAATACTTCTAAAGCTGCTTGGAAAGATAGTAAGAGATACTTGAATTATATATTGGATGATGCCACTAGAGCATTTGTACAATTATCTGATAATTTCTTCTATGAAGATATGGATATATTTGTAGATGATAGTACTAAGAATCAACAATATATAGATCAATTAAAGCAACTGTTACAACCTGCTATGTAGAATGGTGCTAGTCTATTGGATATTGCTGAAATCATTACTTTAGATAACATGAGTATGATTAAGAATAGACTTGAAGAGATAGAACAGAAAAGAATGGAACAAATGCAGCAACAGCAGCAAGCTGAACAACAAGCACAACAGCAAATGGCAGAACAACAGAATCAGCTTAAAGAAGAAGAACTTATGCTTAAGGAAGCTGAAATGGATCTTGAAAAATATAAAGTAGATCAAGACAATGCTACTAAAATTACTGTAGCACAACTTAATGCTTATCGTGGTGCTGAGAATATGGATCAAGATATGAATGGCATTCCTGATCCAATTGAAATAGGAAAACAAGCACTAGAATAGTAGAAGATAAATTCTGATATTGCTACTAAACAATTAGAACTTAATAATAAGCGTAGAGAGATAGAGCAAAAGAGAGAAGCTGAAAATAAGAAGATACAGCTTGAAAAAGATAGAATGAAGCATGAAACTGAATTGCAACGTATGTCTGATAAAGCTGCTATGGATAGAGAGAAGCTAAAAGCTAAGACTGCATTAAGAAATAAGGTGACAGGAGAGAAGTAATATGAAAGTAATACAGAACAAATTTATACCATTTAAGGGTTATAAATATATCAACATATTTGGTTTGATATTTACTAGAGATAAATCTAAAATAACAGATATTGAATATAATCACGAAAAGATTCATCTCAAATAGATGCAAGAAATGTTGTGGTTGCCTTTCTATATTTGGTATGGTATTGAATATTTAATAATATCTATAGCTAGATTATCAGATAAACAAGGAGATAGATATCATGATGTGTCTTTTGAAGAAGAAGCATATAACAATGATACTAATCTTGAATACTGTAAGCAAAGAAAACATTTCGCTTGGTTTAAGTACATTAAGATTAAAAGTAATAAGGAGAATTAATTATGGCTTGTAAAGGTGGAAAGAAGAGCTCTAAAAAGGGTTCTAAGAAAAGTAAATAATTATGGAACGTGAAGCATTTAGATAGAGAATGCAACAGTATAAGTAGGCTAGAGAGAATAATCCCTAGCTGAAGTACTGGGATTGGAAGAAGTATGCAGATGGTGGTATTGTAGATGAAGATCCACCACAGAATACTAGTGAAAGACCTATTACTAACTTTGATCCTAAAGGAGATCCATATAATCCTACATATGGATATAATCCAGGTGCAGGTTATGTTTCAAATTCAGATCCATTAGGCAGTCTATATGTAGAAGGAGCTTTACTTAATCCAGTATTTAAATTAGCAGGTAATGCAGTATCTAATGTAGCTAGAGGATTAACTAAATACTCTTCTAAATATGTACCAGAAGTAAAAAGAACTGTATAGGATAAGATAAATAGTTTATTCCGTAGAGAAGCCGAAGATAAAGCTCGTACATTTAAATTATATGACGATGCTATAGAATCTAGAAATAGAATAATTGAAGATCTATATTCTAATCCAGCTTATATGGAAAGAGCTAGACAGATTTAGAATACTTACGGTGATAATTATGCTCAAGTATACGAAGATATAATTAATTAGTATAACACTAATTATTGGAATTTGCCCAATCCTGTTATAAAACAGTTAGACGCTAAGGCTAAAATGTAGGCTAAAGATGCAGCTGTAAATAGGTATATTACTAGAAGACAACCAGCAGGATATGATGATTTTGAGTATTAGATAAATAGAAATCTTACAGAGATAGATTATCCTACTACTAGACATGAATTAGGACACTATGTAGATTTCAATTTAGCTAAAAGTTCAAATCCTGATTATAGCAACTCTATGTTTGCAGAGTTAAAAAGAGATTTATCAAAATAGAAGAATCCATTATTTCCAGATAAAACTGATTATTATAGCAAAGGTACAGAATAGAAGTCTTATATGAATACTCTTAGAGAGTATATGTTTAAGACTGGTATGATTAATAATATAGGAGATAAGGTAACTTCTAGATAGATTAAGAAAGCTATAAGATCCTTGCCTAAAGATATGAGATCTATTGAAGCTGCTTATCTTCAATTTGCTACACCTGGATAGTATACAAAGTGGTTTAACAAGATACCTTTACTTGGTACTTATCCAATAGTAAATAAACAATTTTAGAATTATGAAGAAGATAAAGATAAAGCCAGAGAATAGAGGTAAGTTCAATGCAACTAAAAAGAAAACAGGAAAGACAACCGAAGAACTAACTCACAGTAAGAATCCTGTAACAAGAAAGAGAGCAATATTCGCTTAGAATGCTGCTAAATGGAATAAAGGTAAAAAGAAGAAAAAATAAATCTAATTAAATATTTTAATTATGGATAAAAAAATGACATTAGGTGGATTTGAAGCTGTACTAGATAGCTTTATCCCTAATCCAGATGGTGGTTTTAGAAATTCAAATATTGATGAAAACGTTAATGTCAATGCTGATGAATTTGAATCACTAGACGATGAAGAATTGGAAGATATTAAAAAGAACAATATCGAAGTAAAGAATAATAAAGAAAATCCAGTAGAGGAAGATACTGAGGAAGAAGAAATTGAAGAAGAAGATATTGAAGATAAACCAAAACGTAAGCCTGGTAGACCTCGTAAAGAAGAAACTATTGAGGAAGAAACAGAAGAGGAAGAAGAGGTTGAAGATAATAATGAAGAAAATGTTGTTACTAACTTCTTTGACGCTATGGCTGAAAAACTCAATTGGGAATTTGAAGAAGGAGAGGAAAAACCCAAGAGTGTAGATGAGTTAATTAATTACTTCCAAAATGTCATTGAAGAAAATAGTAAGCCTGAATACTCTAGTGAAGAAGTTGAAGCACTAGATAATTTCGTAAAACAAGGTGGAGATTTAAAGAAGTATTTAACTATTGATGCTGAATTAGATTTAGATGATATTGACATTGAAGATGAAACTAATCAGAAATTGGTAGTAAAACAATTACTTAAAGAAAAAGGGTTCTCTACTAAGAAGATTGATAAGTTAGTAAGTAGATACGAAGAAGCTGGATTACTTGAAGATGAAGCACAAGACGCTTTAGAAGATCTTAAAGAGATTAAAGAGGAAAAGAAGAAACAGCTATTAGAGGATCAGAAAAAGGCTTATCAGATATAGTTGCAGAGACAACAGCAATTCTACGATAACGTTGTTAGCGAAATAAAAGGCTTAAAGAATATACGTGGTATTACAGTCCCTGAAAAAGATAAAAAGGTTTTAATGGATTATATACTTAAGCCAGACACAGACGGTAAAACAAAGTACCAAAAGGACTATGCTAAGGGTGGTGTTAAGAATCTGATAGAATCAGCATACTTTACAATGAATGCTGACAAACTTATTGAGGCTGCTAAACGTGAAGGAAATAATTCAGCTATTGATAAGTTTAGACGAAGTTTAAAATCTAGTAGTATTACTACTAAATCTAGAAAACAAGCTACGGGTTCTGATGATGATCCAATTTGGTTCTCAGCTGCACGACAACTGCGTATATCATAATAATTAATTATATAAATAAAAAAATTAAATTACTAGTATTTTATGGATAATAATATTCTTAATAACCTCCAATTATACAAAGGTAAATGGTTTTCTGATTTGATCGACACTAATAAGATTAGTCTCGCTTCTCAGCAAAGACCTTATGAGGTATCTACTATCCTGTCATACGTATTTGGTACTAAAGATAATGGTTACAGTACTTCTCTTGATATGTTGACAGGTGGTCTTGGAAATGTAATGACTATTGATCAGCCTTCATTTGAATGGGGTGTTATGATCGACCAAGATAGAGCTGTTACAATTCGTGACGCTAAATGGAATGGTGCTGCAATTGGTGAAAATTCTACCCCAGGTTTGGGTAATACTCCTATTACTTTGTGGTTGGAAGATGCATGGTTTGGTCCTGGTGCTACTATCGAATTTGATGATAAGAGTCAAGCACGTATTCAGGACGCTCCGTATCAAGATGGCAACCTGTATGTTTATACAGTATTTGTATCTAATGGTAGTCCCGCTTCTTATATTGACCCTGCTGTTTTAGCTTCTGGTTGCCAAGTAAACCGTTTGGCTTCTGCTTATGAAGAATACAGTGAAGAGGCTGATATCCTGAACTACAATACTCACTTCAAGATGCGTAACTATTTGACTACAGTACGTCTGTCTTATGATATCACAGGTTCTGCTTACTCTACAGTTATGGCAGTAGCTTTGAAAGATCCTAAGACTGGTAAAACTTCTTATTTGTGGTCTACATTCCAGGAATGGGTTGCAATGCGTGAGTGGTACAAACGTCTTGAAAGAGCTTTGGTATACAATCAGAACAACGTAAACAAAGATGGTTCTTGTAATCTGAAAGGTAAAAATGGTCGTCCTGCATTTATTGGTGCTGGTTTGCTGGAACAGATTGCTCCGTCTAACAGACGTTATTATACTCGTTTGACAGCTGAACTGTTGGAAGACTTCTTGTTTGACCTGTCTTACAATGTATTGGGTACTAATGAACGTAAGTTCGTTGCCTTGACTGGTGAAATGGGTATGCGTGAATTTGACCGTGTACTTAAAGAAAAGATGGCTAACATGAACTTGATTGACACAGTATTCGTAACTGGTTCTGGTGATAATTTGAAGTTCGGTGGTCAGTTTAAGACTTATGCAATGCCTAATGGTATTGAATTGACTTTGAAGTATTTCCCGTTGTATGACAATACTACTTATAATCGTCAGTTGCATCCTGTTACTTTGAAACCGTTGGAATCTTACCGTATGACATTCTTGGATTTGGGTCGTCGTGATGGTGAAGCTAACATTGTTAAAGTAGTTCGTAAAGATCGTGAATTCGTTAACTGGTGTACAGCTGGTTCTGTAACTCCTGCTGGTTACGCTCACTCTAACACAGAAGTTCGTTCTAACGCTAAGGATGGTTACTCAGTACACTTCTTGGGTGAAGTAGGTATTATGTTACGTGATCCCCGTGCATGTGGAGAATTGATCATGGACGCACAGCAATAATCAGTTAAAATAATAAGTTAAAAGAATTATAACCTAATTATGTTCCCTGCGTTATAATAGTATAACTAAAAAATTATACTATGAAAAGTAATGAGGTTTATAAGATTACAAATAAAATAACTGGGAAAATATATATAGGTATAACAAATCAAGGTTCTGGTGCGAGATATAGACATCATTGGTATGAATCTCGCATCGGAGAACCTTCTCCGATCCATCGTTCTATGGCTAAGTATGGCGAAGATAATTTCACTTTAGAGATTATAGACTTTGCTGAAACTTATGAAGAACTAAAAGAAAAAGAAAAATTCTGGATTAAAAAATTTAATTCAACAGATCGAAATATTGGATACAATCTTACAGAAGGCGGAGATGGAACATTTGGCAGAACGCATTCTGAAGAAACTAAAGAAAAAATTCGTCAGAAAGCGCTTGGGCGAAAAATTTCAGAAGAAACTAAAAAGAAAATGTCTGAAGCACGAATTGGCAAATGTTCAGATAAACAAAGAGAGCATTTGAAAAAAATATCAATTCAAGCAAAAGCAATTCCTGTATTACAGTTTTCTAAAACTGGAGAATTTATAGCTAAATATGAATCTGTATCAGAAGCTGCAAGACAAACAGGTATAAATGGCGATACAATAGAGCGTCAATTGAAGAAGCCTTTAAAAAATCCAAATGACTGGAGAGTTAAATTTATATGGAAAAAAGAAGAAATTGCAGCTATTGCTGTCTAACTTGATAATCTAATTTTATAATTATGGAAGTAATCGTTAGAATGACAAAAGTAAATCCTTGGACAGGATTGATTAAATGGTCTAACTGCTTTGATTTTATTAGTTCTTACTGGACTAGATCTGGTAGTAGATACACTGGTTTAAAAGCAGATAAAGCTAGAGAACTAGAATAGAAAATGGGTAAAGCTGAAGGAGAATTAGATCCAGATAGCACATTTTGGGATACATTTGCAATTAAGATTGGTAAGAAAGAATTAGTAATTAATACTGATAGACCTGAAGGAGAATTGCAATATTTATTCCTATTAGGACATAAGAGAGTAGCAAATGGCATTGATAAAGTAACTCCATCTACTGATTATGTACTTATAAATAAAGAAGCTGAAGCAGAACAAATTAATAAAGCTAACAAAGTTAAACGTGATGCTTATAGAGCATTAGATAAGATGAGTCTTGAAGATATGCGCAAATGTCTTAGACTTCTTGGAATTAAAGCTGACACTATGTCTAATGAATTGGTTGAAGCTAGACTTGGTGAAAACGTAGAAGCTGATCCAGCAAGATTTATTAGAATTTGGGTAGATAATCCTAATAAAGAAATTAACTTTGTAATTGAAGAAGCTTTAAGTAAAAATATTATTCGTAAGAACAGAGCATCATATTACTTTGGTACTGATCTTATTGGTAACGGTCTTGAAGATGTAATTGCATATTTGAAAGACAAAAAGAATCAAGATATTTACTTAAGTATTATGTCTGAAATAAAATCTAAATAATGACTAGAGAACAATTTCACTCATATTTTAAAGTAGCAATGGACAAGAACTCTCAAAGCGTAGCCTTTGGGGGTTGTCCTGCTTTCTTACCAGAAGAAATAGATTACTGGTTAGATCAAGGTTTATACCAAGAAATCAGTAATAAGTTTACTGGCAATAACTACTTAAAGACTAGCTTTGAAGGATCTGTAAAACGTATTCACGATTTAGAAAAATTAGTACGTACAGATGTTAACGTTGTTGCTAATACTGAAACAAATTCAAATAGATGTTATGTTACTAACCTATTCAACGGTGACAGAATGTTCTTTGTAGATGCAGTGTTAAACTTCAATAGTAACAAAGCTACTATAAAATTAATAGATCATTCTGACGCTACTAAGTTCAAGAAGACTTACAATAACAATCCTTGGATAGAAGATCCAGTAGCTGTAATAGAAGATAATACTCTATATATCTATTATGATTACTTAGCTATGAGTAGTAATAGCTATTCTGTAGATATTACCTATGTTAAGTTTCCTACTAAGATAGAAGACTTACCAGCTGAAGGTATGAGTGAAATACCAGAGTATATGTAGTTTGAAGTAATTAACAGAGCTGTAGAACTAGCATTAGAAGATATTGAGTCTAAGAGAATATAGACTAAATCACAGTTGAACCAAATAGATGAATGATTATGACAAATCGTGGATTTCAAATCGAGTTTGAACGTAGGCTATAGTTAATGGATCCTAATTTAGTTATTAAGGATAAGCTATCCTCAGACACTATTATATCATTCATTAATGAGGCGATTGATAAATTTTATAAAACAAGATACTCAGGTATTAACTTTAAAGCTCAAGGATTTGAATAGACAGAAAAACGTATAGATGATTTGCGTACTTTAATTCGTAAAAGAAACTATTCAAATACTTAGATATCCAAAGGAACTAAAAATTCATATTCTGTTGAATTACCAGATGATTATGTATTATTACTTGGAGATACTGCTGGTATACAGCCGAGTGATGAATATCCTAACGAATGCTGGGAAAAAGACGATTTAGGTGCATATATAGTTAAGTATACAGATACGTTAGAATCTACAATTGAAACATTAGATAGACAATTAAGTAATTCACTATCTGAACACAAATTAAAATATTGTCAAGCTAGACCTTTAAAGTTAATTCAAGATAATAATGTAATATTATACACAGACGGTAAATATAAAGTAAGTGAATATGAGATTACATACTTAACTAAGCCATCTAAAATTAATTCAAGCAATATTACTAATACCGAATATACAGATTTGCCAGAACATACACATATGGAAATTGTGAAAATGGCAATCTAGATTTATCTTGCTACTAAACCAATGTAGCACTATAATGCTTATTCCAACGAAATTGCTTCAATGGAATAACAAATAAATTAATGCGTTTGTCTGACCTGGAAATCTGAAATAAGGAAAGTAGAAGGACAAACTAGACTAGCGCTAAGTCTAATAATTAATTATTTTTATATATGATTACAAGAGTTGATTCCGTAATGATCGGAAAGAAATGTCCTGCTAGCTATACTACAGTAGATGCTTTGAATGCAGGAGAAGTTGCTTTGTTTGATGAGAATAGAGCTTTGATCGAAGATCAGGATGGTGCATTGAAAGCTTCTACTATCTATGTTGGTGTATGTACTGGTGATATGACAGTTACAATGCCTGATGGTACTAGCTCTACTAAGAAAGTAGTAGAATATTCTAATGCCATTCAGAAGGCTTCTAAACCTTCTTATGTAATGGGAGATTACAAAGCACCTGTTGCAGAGAAAATTGAAATTGATTTGACTAGTGCAAAACCTGTAATTGGTCATAGATATGTACTGCGCATTGTTTATAAAGATTTGTATGAAGCTCCAGGTCAGTTTACTCATACTTATGAAACAGTTGCTACAAGTGAAGTTGCTGATGATCTGGGTAATGCATTGCTGAAGAAGATCAACAAACATGCAAATCGTAGAGTAACAGCTGCATTTGCAAGTCATAAACTGACTTTAACTGCTATGCCTAAAGATGATAACGAAGGTGTTTATTCATTGAATGAATACTCTGTAGTTTCTATGGAAGCTTCTTTGTATGTTACTATCCCTGGTGCATTGCTATCTAATGTTCCTGAAGCTGTTGCTGGTGCAACTATTAAGAAAACTGCTGGTCACCCAGGTAAAGGTTTCTGGAAACAAGTACGTGATATGGAAGTACGTATGTTGGGTTACAAAGGTCATGTGTTTACAGATGCATATCCCATTATCGAACCTAAACGTTTTGTTACTGAAGGAGCTACTTACGATTACTTTACTATTGAAAATGATAATCTGTATTTGAGCCCTGATAATCAGTATATCAAAACTACTCCATTGACTACTGAAGTTTATGTTGAACATGCAGAAGGAAACAAAACATCAGTATTTGCTAAAGCACTTGGTTCTTTCATTACTGGAGTTAAAATAGCATAATACGGTTTCTTTATTTAAAAACCAGGCGAGGTTGAGGTTTTATCCTCGGCTTCGCCTTTTTAATTTTTTGTAGATATGAAAATAATTAATGCAACATTAAATAACGATACTATAACTATAACTTTAGATGCTAAGGCTAATGTACATAAGATTTATCTAGATTCAATAATAAATCAAAAGAATATGTATTCTGATGAAGATGATAAACACACTCATGTAATATCTAACTTTGTTACTTAGGATAATACTGTTATTGTTGATATTACTGAGTATAATGAAACTTCTTTTATAGTAAGCGTTCTTACATCAGAGGGTAATAGAGATGAAGCTATAGCAATAGATCAGAATGAATTATATTTAGCTAAAGTAAATCTACTTACTACATATTGTAATACATGTTTAGATAAACATTAGAAGCATATAATAATGATGTGTGATTTTAGATCATAGTTATTGTAGTATGCTTTAGAGCGCAATTTTACTAAAGATGCTATTGAACATTACATAGATCTTAGTAGAATGTTAGGTATGATAGATTATCATAATTGTAGTAAGTGCCTATCTCCTAATAAAGTGTGTAAATGTTGTAATGGTATGTGTGCGCTATGATAAAAGAAGAATATAAAAATGGATGCAGATTGAAAGAATAGGTAAAGTATAACATTGATTATGATGATTGCCAAATTCTTAATCTAACCTGTGCTAATTACATATATGATTTAGTATAGGAATCTTCTAAATATGAAACAAAATTAGAAGACATTAAAAAGATGTTATATATGATAGAAAAGTTATTAGGACACGAAGTACAATATGATATTCCAGAATATCATGGAGATAATAAAAAATGTTATTTTGGTGTAGTATCAGATAATTTTGTTATTAATGAAGATAATATAAAACAATTAGATTATGTACTACAAGATACAAAAGAATTTGTTAAAAGCTTTAGTACTGATTATCAAAAGATATTATATTGTTATCCTAATGAATTTGGAGATATAAATAGCATAAAAGATCAAAATCAATTTGAGATAAAAGAGTCATTTTAGAGGAATGCTGTAACTATAGATGGTATATTATATAATGTATATATACTGAAAGACGCATCCACAGTAGATAATTATAAAATATATTTTATATGATACAGGTAGCTGATAATTTTAACTATAGAGGAAAAAAGCCTAACTTTGATAGAGATAGTTTTGATACATTGTAGGATATGAAGAACTATTCTGAAAATAGTTTAGATGATGGTCATATATCTTATTGTAAAGAAACTGATAAACGTTATAAGTTTAATTCTAATAATCAGTCAGATCCTACTACTGGTAAATGGGTAGAATAGCACGAAGCTGTTCCAGCTGATGAAGAAGATATAACTGAACAAAATGGCACTCTATAGTTAGCAAATAAAACTTATGATAAATAGTCTTTCAGTGGTTTAGGTAGAGTGTATCTAAGAAAGAATATAGTAGGTGATAAGAACGTTCTTACTTAGGCTATGATCAATAAAGCTAATACTATATATGTTATTCAGTATGATTATGATTTAAAAGAAGCTAATATAAATATTCCAGAAAATTGTGTTTTATAGTTTGATGGTGGTAGTTTAAGTAATGGTACCATTACAGGTAATGGTACCAGTATAGATTCAATTCCAATTTATATATTTAAAGACATAATATTTGAAGGGACATTTAAAGGGGAATTCCATGTAGAGTATATGGGAGCTTCTATAAAAAATGAAGATAATTCTGGATATTTTAATAAGGCTTTTTCGTCTGTAATAAAACATTGGGTAGCAAAGTCTAGTTTTTATAAAATCAGTAATACTATTATTATAAACAATAATTCATTTTTTACTTTTAAATGTATAGGTGAAATTATTGTAACAAAAGAAATAGACGCTTTTAAATTTATTGGTAAATACAATAACAATATTGTATTTGATGTATATGCAATAAAAACAGATGAACCTCCTATTAGTTCAGATGACAATCATACTCAGTATGATTATGACGATTTAGCTGGGTCTGCAATAACTATAGCAAGTAATTTCTACAATTCTACAATTAAAATAGGATATATTTTATATTTTAAATATGGGCTACACATGTCAATAGACAGTGCTGAAAATTTTCATATTGGAATACAATATATGAAATTTTATTTTCAAAATATAGAATGTACAACTTGCATTTTTTTTGATTATAAAGATAATTCTAGAAAAGGTTGGATAAATGAAAATCAATTTTTCGGCGGAAGGCTTACAGGAAACTATGGCATATTGACTACGGATATAGATTTTTTTGATGTTATAAACAGTAACAACTTTTATAAGATTGGTTTTGAAGGTGTTAATACTTGTGCAATTAAATTATCAGGAGTAAACAAATGGAAATTGAATGATTTAAGAATGCATGAGTCTATATACAATAAACCTTATATAATTCTTAATGATTGTAAAGATATAGAGTTAAGTTCTACTGTTTATATGGATGAAACTTATGTTAAAGCCACAAAAACTAGTAGGTCTGTTTTACATACTGAATTGAATGATATACATTTAGAATATAAAAACGAGAAACAAGAGATTTATAATTCTTCGATATATAAAAGTTATCTATATAGATACTATGACGAAACATCAGATATTGTTGAAGATGGATTTATTAATATATAGTTGATAAATTTTTTTAAAGAAAAGTCTTTGTTTTCACCTAATGTATTTACATATGAAACTTATAATGTAACCACTATTATAGATGCTACAACATTTCCTGTTGTATATTCGAGTAGAGAAATTTATAATCTCAATACTCATATAAAATTTAAATTGAGGGGGAATGGAAAAGTTATTTTTAGATACAAAAATGATACAGACAATATAGTTGAAACCCCACCATATTCAAGTCAAGATATAGATTTATGTTATAACTATAATTATAAGTTGAAAATTTTACCATCTTCTTATTACGTTAATAGGATAGTAATAAAAGATGTTAATCCTATTACGCTATCAGGTAACTCTTTTATAATTGCACAAAGCGAAGATGTTTATATAAAAAATACTAGAGATTATTTAGTCTTCATTCAAAATAATTCTATTTGTAAAGTTCATTATAGCATTGGTAATAACAGTAATTATAGGACTTATACTATAAATCCAGGTATTTCAATTATAATGGAAACGGAAATAGAACATATTACAATGTTTCCTGCTGGTAATAATAGACCCGATATGCCAGTTGTTGGTTATCAATATTTTGATACTACCATAAATAAACCAATTTTTTATGATGGCTCCAAATGGATAGATGCTACAGGAGCTACTGTATAACAATAAAACAATTAAGATATGGCATAGTATGCAACTAAAGATGAATTAAACGAACTCACTGGACTAGTAAGAACACTATAGGGCAATATAAAAACTCTAGATACTAGCGTTGGTGAGCTTGATACATTAGTTGAAAGAATTAATCATTTAGCTACTCTTAAAGATGTTACTATTACTTATATTACAGAAGGAGATTTACTGTAGTATGCTAGTGATGGTACATGGCACAATATCCAACCATCAGCATTAGGTATTGGTGGTGGTGAAGGCGGTGGTGTAGTAGATACTTCTGTAGTAAAAGCTTTGATTAAATCTGAAGGTAGTAAGCTGTTTATAAGTAAACTATATGATGATGCGGCAGCTGGTATAATTACTTTCAACGGTGGTTTAAGAAGTAATAAAATGACTTATCTAAATCAAGGAGTTTAGATAGGTACTTTTGTTACTGGTATGATTGGTGGTACAGGTGCTCAGATAGATAAAGATGGTAGAGGAGAAATGACCAGCCTTATTCTTAGAGAGTTCTTAGAAGTACCAGAATTAAGATTTAATAAAATAGATGTAGTAAGTGGTGAACTATGGAATTCAATAGCATTTGGTACTATTGAAGATGTAGACTTAGTTAATCAAATAGTTACATTGAAACTAGAAGAAGGTGAATATAGTGGTATACATGTAAATGATATATGTAGAGGTATATTCCATAATTTTGATGGAGTTAATAATACTGAAACTGGTACTGACGATTGTGGGTTTGATAAAGTACAAGGATTCTCTACAGCTTATTTTACACCTATAGAAGTACTAGATGCTAGAGGTAAACAGTTTAGGTATTCATTGAAACAAGGTACTACATAGCATCCTTGTAAGTCAATGAAGTTTGCTGTTTATGGTAACTTTACTGATGAAACTAGAAGATCTAGTGCTTATGCTACTCGTACATATAAACGATATTTAAAAGGTGTAAATACTTGGGCTCTTAACTATACTAACATAGCTTCACAGTTTGGTAACTTAAACGGTCTTACTATACCAGGAGCTCCTAATAATGGTTAGTTACAAGGTGATGGTGCATACTTAACTAATGTCTATATGACTGGTTCTATCATCGAGTTTACACCAGAATAGTTAGATCAATTGCATGGGCAAGACGCTTATGCTGTTTCACTTAGCAGTGAGTTTGGTACAGTAATTGTAGATAATGAATTCAATATCATTGAAGATTATAATCAAACTAAATCTCTTACTTTTGCTGTATAGGCTTGGAAAGGTAAAACAGAACTAACATATAGTACAGTATATAATGAAGGTAGTTACTTTGTAGAGTATACTCCAACAGGTGTAGAATGTACTATGCAAGATGGTGTATTCAAAGTAACTAAGATAACTAATATCAATGATATGCGTATTGATTTAGTTATTAACTGTGAAGGAGCCATATCAGTAAATAGAAGATACAATATGAGCTACCAACTTGAAGCTAACGGATTGTGGGTAACTTATAATGATAATGATGCTACACCAGATAGACCTGTTGGTGATGGTACTTCTTATGGATGGCATAGAAACTATACAGCTTCAGCAATCTGGATGTCTACTAAGAGTTCTCGTAAAGTAGATGAAGGAGAATGGGGTGATCCTAATAGATTCCGTGGTGCTTCAGTAGAAGGAGCAGATGGGCAATATACAGTATTCTGTTATACTAATTCTAGTGTACAACCACCTAAGCCTACTAGTTCACAGATACCTCCTGTAGATGATAACTATACTTGGTATATGTATCCACCTACTAGAGAAAGTAAGGAGGTATTTACTTGGATGATTCAAGCTACTGTATATCCAGATAAATCATTATCTGGTTGGACAGATCCTATTAGACTTACTGGGGAAACAGGTGAAGACGGTTCTGATGGTACTAAACTTGAATTTATTTATCAAGTAACTAGTGTTAACGAAGCTCCTGATAAACCAGATACATCTTAGCAAGACGATTACATACCATTCGGTTGGTCAGATAGTCCTCAAGGAGTATCTAAAGAGAAAATGTATGAGTGGGTATCACAACGTGAAAAGAAAGCTGCTAAAATTGGAGAAGGTGTATGGGGAGAATTTACACAACCAGTGTTGTGGTCCAAGTGGGGTGAAAAAGGTATGGATGGTGATGGGTATGAATATATATTTACTCGTACTGCTGACGTTGATAGAGTACCACAAACTCCTTCATCTATTCAATAGAATGACTATATTCCTACTATATCTAACGGTGGTTCTAAAGACTATAACTGGTCTGATGATCCAAAGGGAGTAAATGAAGACTATAAAGCAGAATGGACTTGTAAACGTGTACGTACAGATGGAGTATGGTCTAACTTTAGTACACCAGCACTATGGTCTAATTGGGGTGAACAAGGTTTATCAGGTGGTCATTATCAATATAGATGGAAAGTGTCTGCTACTAAACCTGCTATTCCAACAGATACAGCTGCTTCAGGTTGGACTACTGATAGTGAGATAGTTCCACCAGAAGGACAATATGTTTGGTAGATTCAACGATTTGCTAATCCAGATGGTACTTTAACAGCATGGTCTAACCTTATACGTCTTACTGGTGCTGACGGTGAAGATGGTAAAGATGGTAACAGCATTGAATTTATTTATACTAGAAATGCTGATGGTAAAACTCCTAGTACTCCTGCTAGTGTAAATCAAGCTGGTCATATACCTAGTGGTTGGTCTAATCATCCTCAGGGTGTAACTGCATCTTTAGTATATGAATGGGTATCTCAGAGATACTTAGATAAGGCTACACAAGTATGGGGTAACTGGTCTACTCCTGGTATATGGTCTAGATATGCTGAAAGAGGTAAAGATGGTGATGGTTACGAATACATCTATAAGAGATTCTCTAACTATGTTGGTGGAGATAGTTTAGGTCCTGGTGGTTCTAATTACCCTCCAGCAAATGTAGATTCTAGTGAATATCAAGCTGATGATTATGTACCTAGTGGATGGGATGATAACCCAACTGGACCTACTGAATCTATACCTTATGAATATGTTTGGACTAGAAAGAAAGAGAATAGTAAATGGCAAGCTTGGAAAACTGGAGCACTATGGGCTAAATGGTCTAAGGATGGTGAGCCAGGTAGACCAGGTCAAGATGGTAAACCAGGTGAACCTGGAGAACCAGGTAAGCCAGGATCTAATGGTTATAGTATAACTGTTAATGGTTGTCCTTCTGCTATTAGATCTTCAGAGGGATTCCTACAAACTACAAATGTAAAATTAAGTGCCATAAAAGTTAGAGTTGATGATAGTGCTACTAGTTCTGTATCAGGATATTGGAAAAGCTATTATTTAAACAGTTCTGGTTCATGGCAATAGATCAACAGTACATCTGGCACTACGTTTACTTCTACATGGAATTCATCACTATCTACTACAAAGTTCTGGTTTGGATTTACTACAGATAGTGGAGATTACAGTTCGTTAAGTCCTACTAGTCAATATAAAGTATGGTCAGCTGAAGTTCCAGTAGTATTTGATGGAGATGTATCTGATATAGATGAAACTTATACTATCATGAGAGATAGAGGTCAATGGAGATCTGGAGTACAATACTATCATGATAAAGCATCAAATGCAATAAAAGGTCAAGATGTATCTAGTGTAACTAATTATTACTTATATTCAACAGATCAAAGTGTATCTTATGATACTACTAACTGGTCTACTAATGTACCTACAAATACATACGCTCAAGGTAAATTACACTCTTATAGTAAGATAACATATTCAGATGGTACTATTACCAAAACAATACCTGAAGTATTATTAACATATTCTAATTCTAGAGTAACATCTGTTACACAATACTTTGCAAATTCAACTAATACATCTGTTCCTAGTGAGGGTTGGTCTACTAATAAGCCAGCATTAAATAAAGATAAACCTTATTTATTTAGATATTTTACTGTTAATTATGTTAATAGTAACTCTCAATCTACTAGTACTAATTCTACTAAGAAAGCAATAGCTAGATATTAGAATGATTATACTTAGTATTAGAACTATAATAATTTAACTATTATAGATTATGTAGTATATCAAGGTAATGTGTACTTAGCTAAACGGAATAATACTAGTTAGACACCTAGTATGACTAGTAGTTATTGGAATATATCTTCTAAGCAAGAAATACTAACAGTAAATAACTTACTAGCTAACAATGCTAAGTTAGGTGACTTTAACTTTAGTGGAAGTGTATTTACTTCTAATAATGGTAAACTGTCAATGAATAGTAATACTGGTAGATTTGTTTGTACAGATGTTAATATTACTGGTAGTATAACTGCTACTTCTGGTACATTCAATGGCACTGTAAATGCGTCTGGTGGTAATTTTAGTTCTGTAAAAATAAATAGTGGTCAGATTGCTGGATTTGAAATAAGTGGAAATCATATTGGTAGTAGTGCAACAGCAAGTGGTTCTGGTGGTGGTCTCAGTATAAATCCAGATTTCATTAGAGTTGGTAATAGTACATCGTATGTTATGATAGGTAGCGATACTGTTCCTGCTACAGTTGGTGGTGCTTTTACAGCCACAGGTAGATTTGTAAATCATAATTACAATGCTTCTACGGCTTATGGTTTCGATTCAGCTAATTATGGTTTATATGTAGATGTTGCAAATGGTACTAAGAATTATGCATTATATTCACCAAATGCTGCTGTTAGAGCAGCCGCTGTATATGGAGATACTTTAAATGTAGTAAATATTACTGGTAGTACTTATAAATTAGATATGAGTAAAGGTAATATAATAATGATTAGAGCTAATAGAGAATATAATGTCATCCTTCCAGGTGCTAAAGATGTAGCTAGTATGTTTGGGTACAATAGCTTACCTACATACTTTGCAATACATGTTAGAATTATGATTCACCCAGATACTTCTGGTGTTACTATATCTGGTTACTTTAGACCAAATAATACTGTAAATCAATCTGTATATTTACATCCAGGTAACTCTATGGGATTCTTAGTTACTAATTATCCAAGTTTTAGATGGGTAGAAACAGATTATGCAGGACAATAATTTTAAATAGTATTTATTATGAATATTGATTTTAAGAAATTTAAAGTGTACGATACTTTAGATAAAACAACACCTATTATATTAGATATATCTAAAGAGTTAGCTAACGGTTTATACAAGACTGCGCAAGGTATAGATGGTCACGCTTTAGCATTAAAAATATATAATTCTACAGGTGAGGAAGATTATAATGATCTAGAAATAGAGTTAATAGCTAAATATGCTAATCAATATGGCACTCCTTTCTTTATAGATGCTTTAAACAGTATTAAGAATGAACAATCAATTACACAATCAGATCAAACAGCTGAGTGATAGAGAACTACTAGAGGGCATCTATTAGATGCTCCTAGTAGTAATGTAGGAACAATTAATCAGCGATAGTAAATAGTTAGGTATAAATGTTATAGCTGATTTATTAGTAGATAATATGTATAGAAATAGAGAAAGAAATGAAAATAATAACAATGCGCCATATCTTGGGCAACAAAGTATTGCAATATGATGTTGATGACAGAGGAGTTATCGTAGATGAGAGAGAAATTGATAGAGACGATATGTCAAAGCCTGTAGATGTTTATGCGGTAAATTTTAATGACTGGATACCGCATCCCTCTGTAAATGCTGATATAATTATAACAAGCACCTCATTTGTCATAACTAGATTTGCTACACTGAACGATACAGTAAAATGCTACATTCCTGACCAAACAAAAAATTTCCCAGGAATGAAAGTGGAAGTGAAAGGTATAGTTGACGGTCAGGAATTATACTGGGGATATAGTGCTAATGCGAAATTAGTCAATATCACATCAGACGGAACCTATGATATTCCGCCATTGGAAACTGTAAAAGGTAATCTGTCATTCAGAAACGGTAATATTGTCGGTCCTTGTAATATAATCATCACTTAGCTACCGTTACGACAACAATGAGTTAAATGAAATATTAAATAGCGAAGTATGGACAGAAATGAATTAATAGATAAATTAAAACCTTATTTTGAAGTAAGTGAATTAGTATGCCCTCATTGCTACTCCAAGTTTGGTGAATCTTCATGGTAGTTTATAAGTACTGAATTACTTAGTACTTTGTATATACTACGTACTAAGATATTCAATAAACCTATTACTATTAATACTTGGAAAGCAGGTGGGCAATTCTCATAGAGAGGATTGCGTTGTAATATGTGTTAGTTAGTAAAGAGTAAAAGTAGTATTTACTTATCTGCACACTGTTTCGGTAAAGCGATAGATTTTAATGTAAAGGATTTAGATAGTAATACAGTAAATAATATAGTAAGATAGAATGCTGAATTATTTGAATATCCTATTAGATTAGAAGCTAATACAGACGGGTGGAGTCACATTGATTGTTACGTACCTAAGGACTCTTCTAAGAAGCTTTTAGAGTTTAATAGATGAGTTGTTCATTTAATAAAGAAAATGGCTTAAAACGCCTTAAAATGCGTTATGGAAAAAGAAACTATTTTATATAATATATTATATGTGGATAATAAAGCAAGAACAATTATTCCTGAAGTAGTTAATGCTTGGAATCTTACTCCACATAGATTTATTAAGTCTGGTGAAACTGTATCTATTGATATTAATCGTACTCTGTATATTATAAAAGGATTTAGTTCATCAGATTATGTGCACATAGATGTAAAGTAGGATAGAATAGATATTACACTAGATCCTAATGATACTAATGCTACTAGATAGGCTAGAGTATCTTTAAATATAAGTGATCCTACTGGAACTCATAAGTTATTACAGTTTGTAATACATTAGAATTAATAATTAAAATATACGTATATGACAAGAATAACAAGAAGCTATATAGCTCCAAATCCCAAAGAGTTTGATTACTGGGTTGACTTAGCAGCAGATCCAAAAGGTAATGTAATTAAGTATTATGCAGGTAGTAGCAAATGGCTACCAATAAATGATGATACAGATAATGATCAGAGTGCTAAGATTGCCGCACTTGAATCAGGTAAAGTAGATAAGGTGGAAGGAAAAGAACTATCTAGTAATGACTTTACTGATGCATATAAAACTAAACTAGATGGTATTGCTGCACAAGCAAATAAATATGTTTTACCAACAGCTACAGCTGAAACTATTGGTGGAGTAAAGGTAGGAGCAAATATTTCTTATAGTAATGGTACAATTAGTCTTAGTAAAGCTAATGTAACTAGTGCATTAGGATATACACCTCCTACAGTAGATACTAAAGTGACTATAAATAACACTTTAACGAGTACTAGTACTACAGAAGCTTTAGCTGCTGCACAAGGTAAAGCTTTAAAAGATTTAATTGACGCTTTAACTGCAAGAGTTGCTGCATTAGAAACTCCAGCAGCTTAATATAACAAATACATATGGTAACGAATAGGATAATATTTTTTGCAACGTCTGTTCAACCTAATCCAGAAGAAATAGACTATTGGGTTGACTTATCTGATAATCCTTATGGTGGTAGCATTAAATATTTCAATGGAACCGAATGGGTAAGGCTAGCTGCCTCTGGTGGTATGCCTGATCTTAGCAACTACTATACTAAAACATAGGTAAACAAATTGCTTAATGATAAAGCAAACATTAGTGATGTAGATAGTAAAGTAGATGATGAAGAAGTAAAAGATGTAATAAAGGATATACAATTTAATACTTCAAATCCTAATGGCATTACTATGGTAATGTTTAAGTATGATGGAAGTAATGATTCTATATCTTTACCTATAGCATCTACTGGATCAGCTGGTATTGTCACATCTAAAGACTTCTTAGACTTTGTTAAGCAGCATCAGTTATAGGAACTTCATACTGAGATGATTGACACCTTTGCTGATATACGTGCAAAGTATTAGAAGAAACTCATTGCTGGTTTAAACATTGAAATTGATCAAGAAACTAATGTGATTAGTGCATCTGGTGATCTAGCTGTACAATGGGATAATATTACTGGTAAACCAGATTTTAAACCAGTAGCTACATCTGGTGATTATAATGACTTAATTAATAAGTTAAAACCAGGTAAAGATGTTAGTATTAGTGAAGATAATGTAATTAGTATTGCTATTGATTCAGATTCATTAGAATAGTCTCTAGCTACTTTACAAAGTAATATAGATAAAGAAGCTGCTACTGCTCGTGCTGCTGAAACTAAATTAGGCAATGATATAGCTACTGAGAAGAATAGAGCTCAATCTGCTGAATAGACTATTAGTACTAATTTACAGAATGAAATTGATAGATCTACTCAGATAGATACTCAACATACTAATGCTATAAACAAAGAAGTACAAGATAGAAAAGAAGCTATTGCTACAGAAGTTAGTGATAGAAATGCAGCTATCTTAGTAGAAACTAATAGAGCTAAGGCAGAAGAACTTGATAATAAGATTACAGATCATACTGCTGCAACTAATGCTGCATTAGCATTAAAAGCAGATAAGTCTGATACTTATACTAAGGCACAAGTAGATGCTAAATTATCTGGTGCTTATAAAGTAAAAGGATCTAGTACATTTGAAGCTCTACCTAAAGACAACAATGTAGTTGGTGATGTATATAATATTACTAATGCATTTAACTTAGGTGGTAAACATTATGATGCTGGTACTAATGTAGTATGGACTGAAGATGGTTGGGATGCTTTATCAGGTTCATTTGATACTACTGCTATTGAAGGTAGTATTCAAGAAGTAGCTGATGATTTAGCTCAAGAGATATTAGATAGAACTCAAGCTGATACTACTATCAATAACAATGTATCTTCATTATCTAACAGAGTAAAAGTGAATGAAGATAAACTTACTATTATTAATGGTAATGAAGCTACTACTGGTTCTATAGCTAATGCTATTAAACAGGCTAAGTTATATACAGATACTACTGTAACAGCTGAATAGACTAGAGCAGAAAATGCAGAATAGAAACTAACTAGTGATTTAGCTAGTGAAGTAACTAGAGCTAAAGGCGCTGAATCAGCTAATACTACAGCTATAGCAAATGAAGTAGAAAGAGCTACTGGTGTAGAAGAGACATTGAATAGTAATATTACTCAACTGTAGACTCAAAAAGTAGATAAAGTTGAAGGTAAAGGTCTTAGTACTAATGATTATACTACTCCTGAAAAGAATAAATTAGCTGCTATTGAAGCTGAAGCTAATAAGTATGTATTACCTGCTGCTACAGCTAGTGCATTAGGTGGCGTTAAGATAGGTAGTAATATAACATTAGCAGATGGTGGTACTATTAGTATAACTAAGAATAATGTAACTAGTGCATTAGGTGTAGATCCTACTACTACTTATGTAAGGAAAGCTGGTGATACTATGACTGGTATACTGAATATTAAGAATTCAGAAGGAGCTCAATTAGAATTATTCAGCACTGCATCTAATGGTGGTGCATATATGAGATTCTATCCTAACAATCAAACAGATAATAAATGGTATCTTGGTGTTGGAACTAATTAGACTCTTAACCTTGGTTATAATACTGTTACTAAAGCTTCATTTGGAGATGGATAGTTATCATTAACAACTAGTGCTAATTTAGCTCCTATTAAAACTAATTCTACTACTCTATGCACTAATCTGAATGCAGATATGGTGGATGGTGTTGATGTTAAAGATATTGAACATACATTATACATATAGTCAACTACTAAAAATTATTTAAAGATTTAGGTTAATCATAAGTATTTCCCCAATAGTTATAAAATTGTTGAATATTATGATGGCTACATTTATGTTTACTAGTTATTAATAAATGCTCATTCTCCAGAATTTACCGATCTTTAGCTCATTAGTGGAAAAGTACATACTGGAATTAAAACATTTTATGATTTGACTAAATGGTATATAGAAACTACAGAATCTGGAATGAACATATACATATATCAACCTGAAAATAGTAATTTCAAAATATATGGAGTTATACATGGAGAACCTCAATCTCCAAATGTTCAATTTAGTGTTGTTAGTTCATTGCCTAGTAGTGTAGTAAGTAGACATATTACATTCAATGTAACATCTTAGAATTTAGAAGAATTTGACTGGTACGGGGTATCTTGGTCAGAAACATCTTCTAATCCAGATTGTACTCGTATTGGTAATATGGATATGCATAGAACATTGCCTATATAGAGTATGATGAAACCATTTGCTTTTTAGACACAATTGGTTCATAAAGACTAGTTTGTTCCTTTGAAGGAAAACTTTACTGAAGCAATGTATGGGCATGCAAGTAATGGAGAAGCTGGATAGGTAGCATCTACAGTAAACGTTATGATTAAGATACCAGAATTTTGGTATGTCGATGATTATACTCCTGGTACAAAAACACACAATTTAAAAATATGTCCACACGCTAAACCAGGATGGCATCACCACAAAGAAGCATATGTTAGCGCATATGAAGCATTCAACTTTGGTAATGAAGGTAGATTAATAAGTATGAAAAGCGTTGTTCCTACTGTTAATTTTACCAGAACTAATGGCAGAACTTGGGCTAGAGCTAATGGATTTGACGGAGAAGCTAAATGGAATCTTTATACATATGAAGAACATAGAGCCATATGTCATTTGTTCTTAGTGGAATATGCTACTAGAAATTCACAAAAGGCTGTTAATACTGAACTAACTCCTGAAGGATTTAGACAAGGTGGGTTAGGTTCTGGTTGTACTACAGGAACAGCAACTATCAACGGAGCTCAAACTTGGTCGTTTATTCCAACTGGAAGTTCTGATAGTTTAGGTAGTGGTTCTGGTGAAGTTACAGTAACTATACAATAGACTGATTCATCTGGTTCTAATACTTCTACTATTACACGTAAATGTAATAGATATAGAGGAATTGAAAATCCATTTGGTCATATATGGAAACACACGGATGATATAATTAGTATATACGAAGGCGGCTGGAGAACTTATTATAAGTCTATAAAACCTGATCAATTTGCCACTAACAAAAATAATAGTTATAAACCTTTAACATCAGCAGCAGTTGTAACTGGTTATAAAACCGAAATTAGAGCTACTCCTACTTGTGATTTCTTCGCTGAAGCTTGTACTAATGGTTCAGAAACTACATACTGGTGTGACTATAACTGGGATAATACTGATACTTCAGAACATTGTTTGTTAATCGGTGGTGACGCTGACAATGGCGGCTGGGCGGGTCTATTCTATCTTGCTTCCGGTGATGGGGTTGGTATTTCCAATGCTCATATCGGTTCTCGATTAACATATCTCCCGTGGGCGGAGTAATGACTTAATTATGCAATACGGTATAGTTAAGTAATACCCACAGGTTGCTTCTCTAGAATTAGAACGAGTATGCATTATTAGTTTTAAGTAAAAAAGTAGTAACTCTGACAATAGCAGCAAAGCAGGTCTATTCAATCTTAATTCCAATAATGAGGTTAGTAATTCCAATGCTAATATCAGTTCAATGAAATTACATATCATAATATTTTCAGTTTATCATATAATAGCCAACTACTGAGAAGGACCTTACCACTTGGTAAAAAATATAAATAATTTATTAAGGGTTAGTAGTGAAATATCGAAAGCTCTTTGTAATTTCAGACTATGAAGAAATTTAAGAATTTATATTAGAAGATAACAGATTTAGAAAATATAAAACTAGCTCATCACAATGCTAGAAAGAATAAAACTCACAGAGATGATGTAAAAAAAGTAGATGAAGATATAGAAGGATTTTGTAAGTAGATACAAGATATGTTAATCAATCACACTTATAAAACTTCTGAATATTTTACTTTTAAATTGTATGAGCCTAAAGAAAGAATAATATTTAAGTTACCTTATTTTCCAGATCGTATAGTACATCATGCTATTATGAATGTGATGGAACCTTTGTGGATTAATTAGATGATACCTTAGACTTATAGCTGTATTAAGAAAAGAGGAATTCACAAAGTACTTAAGTAGATATAGCACGATCTGAAAGATAGAGAGAATACTAAATACTGTCTTAAAATAGATGTTAGAAAGTTTTATCCTTCAGTAGATCATGATATATTAAAATAGATAATTAGAATAAAGATTGCAGATAGAGAACTATTATAGTTACTAGATGAAATAATAGATTCCTCAGAAGGAGTACCTATTGGTAATTACTTATCTTAGTTCTTTGCTAATCTATATCTATCTTACTTTGATCACTGGGTTAAAGAAGATAAAAACATAAAGTATTATTATAGATATGCAGATGATATAGTAATACTTTATAAAGATAAAGAGTCTTTGTAGACATTACTTAGAGATATAAAGTAGTGTTTAAAAGATAACTTAAAACTATAGTTAAAGAATAACTATTAGGTATTCCCAGTAGAAAGTAGAAGTATAGATTTTGTAGGATATAAAATATATCATAACTATACCTTAGTTAGAAAAGCATTGAAAAAAAGATATTGTAAAAAGAATTCTAAACTATATAGAAGGAATACTAATTATAAATATTATAGAAGAAAGATGGCTAGTTATATAGGGTGGTTTAAGCATGCTAACTGTTATTCTTTACTTAATAAAACTATTAAACATAAAGAGCTATTAGATTACTTGGATATACGTAAGGGAAATAGAACATACGAATAATGAGTACGTTATAGTTATATAATTGCAGAGACTTTAACATATGCTAGCAGTAATAAATATTGACTAGCATTTTTATTTCAGATAAAATTATTTTAAGTTGTGTTGAGTAGAAGTTTATATATAATGAATCTTGCAAGACGTATATTTGCTAATGGATATCAATCTATAGTAGGTTGGTTAACAGGTATGGCAACTATACTAGCACCAGCTGCACCATTAATAGGTGTATCGTTTCTATTCATAATATTAGACTTAATCTATGGATATAAAGTATGTAGACAAGTAACTCACAAGAATTATTTTGAATCTGGCAAGTTTTGGTCTACTATTGAGAAACTAGGATTTGCAGCTATAATGATAGCTGGATTTACTTTATTAGATAAGTTTATATTTATGACATATGCCGATCTGGTGTTAGCTAAAGTTGCAGCAGGAGCAGTATGTTTTGCAGAAATAATATCATTATTAGAATCTAGGAAAGCATTAAAACCTAATTCATTAGTTACAAGACTCTTCACAAAGATTATAAAGTCGAAAGCAGAAAAATATTTAGATGTAGATATAACAGACATCTTAGAAGAACAAAATACTATTACAAATGATACCAATACTGATAAGTCTAGCAAAAAGATTAACAAGTAACATTATCGGTTGGTTTAAAAGGAATTACAAAGCAATGGCAGTGATTATCATTACGATTCTCGCTGCCATTTGTTTTTATTAGAATAACTAGCTAGATAAGAAGAATAGAGAACTAGATAGAGTAACTAATAACTATCTTTACTATGAATAGCTAGCAACATAGTAGAAGAATGATAATAGAGTTCTATAGCTTACTCTGGATGAATTTAAAGAAACCAAAGATAGCTTAATACAAGAAGTACGAGCTACAGTAAAGAAATTAAAGATCAAAGAGAAGGAGTTGAAATAGGTACAGATATAGGAGTAGAAAGTAGTACATGATACTACTATAGTAGTTAGATCAACTGACTTTAAAGTGGAAATCAAACCAAACAATTTGACATCAATCATAATAAATAAAAGAGATACGCTCCTAACACATAGTATCGACATTCGCAATACACAATCACTATTTATTCATACTAAAAAAGAATATAAGCGTAATTATAAGAATTGGTTCTAGCGACTCCTTCACTTTGATTTTAAAAAACGAACTATTTATAAGTACCAAATTGATAACAGTAACAAGTTAATCAATGTAGAAAATACTAGAATAATAGATTTATCAAAATGAACTTTATAAGTCGAATAATTAAATCAATTAATGCAATGAGAGAAAGACTGAAAATAGAGCGTCATGAGGCTATGTATGGTCCACACTTCAATGAAGAATGTGCACTAAAAGCAGTCTCTAAGATGGAAAACGAAGATGGCTCTCGTGGAGAACATTGGAGTTTAGAAGAAACTACTTCAATCGCTAACCAGTACGGAATCAATCTGAAAGGTGAGAAATACAACAAGTATGATTGGTACGTTGCTCTCAATATGATACGTTCCGACTATTATCGTGCAGTTGTTACTATGACAAGCAGTGATCACATTAAGTACTTTGTAGAACTAGCAAAAGCTTGGTTGAATGATAAAGACATAGAAGAAGGAAAGATGTGGTATTACTATTGCTATATTATGTGTGATAAATTGCGCAAAGAAGCTAAGACGATGTTAATGCTTGAAGACGATGAAGATGAAGAGCATGAGTATCGTTACGCTCGTGGTGGTAGAGGACGTGGAAGAGGTAGAGGAGGAAGAATGACTCGCTACGGTTATGACTATGACGAAGACGATGAATATTTAGATCGTGAACGTGAAGAGGAAAGAATGCATAGATATGAACCTATGTATGAAAGAAGAATATCAAGATATTAATTTAATCAAAATTTATGAGAACTATGTACGAACCTGAAAAAATTTTAGTACAAAACGCTGGTATAGATCCAGGTGTAGCTGCACTTTTGCAGAATGCAAACAAAGGTAATATGGACCCTGCTGCTCTTATGGCTATGATGAACAACGGCGGTTTCGGTGGAAACGGCGGTTGGTGGTGGATTTGGATCATCCTAATCTTCTTCTGCTGGGGTGGTTTTGGAGGTAACGGTTTTGGTAGAGGTAGCGATGATGCTAGTCGTCTTGCTTCTCAGTTGAATACCGATACTAATACAAGTCTGTTAATGCAGGCTATTCAAGGTAACAAAGATGCTATCAGTTCTTTGTCTAATACTTTAAATTGTGATATTAACGCTGTACAGACAGCTTTGAATACTATTAATACTAGCGTAAGTCAGATTGCTTGTGATACTAAATTAGCTAGCTGTGAAGTAATCAATGCTATTACTTCTGGTAATGCTAACTTAGCTTCTCAATTGGCTAACTGCTGCTGCCAGACTCAACGTTCAATTGACTCTGTTAATTTGAACTTGACTCAAATGAGTGCTGATAATAAACTGTCTATCTGTCAGCAAACTAATACTTTGCAGAATGCAATCACTGGTGGTTTCAATAACTTGTTAACAGATAATACTAATAAATTTAATGTAATTGGTGCTAAGATAGATGCACAAACTCAAATGATTAACGATAAGTTCTGTCAACTTGAGATGCGTGAAATGCAGAATAAGATTGACGCATTGCGTGCTGAGAAGTCAGCTCTTGAATTAGGTCTATCTCAATCTGCTCAAACTGCTAATATCGTAAATCAGTTGCGTCCTTGTCCAGTACCTGCTTACTTAACTTGTAACCCATTCGGATGTAACGGTGGATTCACTGGTTACGGATACGGATATAACGACGGTTGCGGTTGTGGTTGCTAATAAGAAAGGAGGTAATTATGTTTAATCCTTTCTTTAACCCTTATCGTGTAAGACGTATTGACCAAGGTGGTATACCTACATTAGATACTATATTCTCTAATGTAGATACTACTAACAATACTGTTACTTATGGAATATGTCCATTTCAATGGAGACAATTGCCATGCAGAGGTTTAATATTGTTAAATATTAATCATACTGCTACTGGTGCAACAGAAGGATCATTGGTATCTGTAGCTACTTCTGTTAGTTCTAGTTAGGTATCATCTAATCCAACTAGTGTAAATACTAATAGTGGTAAAGCATTACTAAATGGTTCTGGTGATTAGATAACGACAGAAGAAATTTCAACTGGTAATAGATATCTAATATACTATGATAAACGTACTGGAGTATTCCAGACTATAAATCATATTGTAGTACCAGCGGCTGCTTAATAAAAACTTAGGGCTACTATAAAAGGTAGCCCTACTAAAACCAATTCAATTATGTTATTTAGTCAATTAAAAATAGGAGATCACGTGCACGTATTAGAAGTTCTAGGAACGTTTAAAAAGACTACTGTTTATAGTCTTGGTTCTATTACTTAGGTTTCAAATCCTTATGATGAGGCTTTACCTCAAGGTTAGTTTCCAATACCAGGACAAAGTAGACGTAAACTAGTTGATGTATTCATTAGCTGTAATGGGGAATCTAAGAAACTATCAGTACCAGCTGAACGTTCAATCATCAATGATACTTCTATAGGACTTACTGTTGCTACTAATAAAGAAGAAATAGCTAATATGGTTAGATAGAACTACAACGAGTTCAAAGCTAAAAAAGAAGCAGCAAGTAAGTATGATGAAGAAATGGAGAAGTGTAAAGATATTTTAGATCAACTAGAAGCACAGGTAGAAGATCCTATAGTAACAAATACTATTGACAATAGTAAAGAAATAAATGATTTAAAGAATGATGTTGCTGATATTAGGAAAATGATAGAAGATGCTAAGAAGATGTTTATGGGAGGATTCCCAAAACCACCAATGCCACCTATGCCTAATTTACCAGCTCCAATGAAATAATACTCGGCAACGCTCACAACGTTCGCTCACCTCTACGAGGCTCGCTCACTGTATAGTGGACGAGCTTTTGTTATTTATATGTGTTAATAATATTTCCTCGCTTCGCTCAGAGTTCCTTCGCTTCGCTCGGAAAATTATTATAAAGCTTTTTAAGAAAGGCTATTAGTTTCTGTTAAGGAGTGTATCTAAGATACTATAAAAATTTACAGTAAGTCTTAAAATGCGTTTTATGACTATTATAATTATAATTTAAATATATAGATATGACATTAAATGAGCTCATTGATGATATTCTATTAGAAGCTAGAAACAACTAGATTACTGAGAGTGAAAAGCTCAGTAGATACTAGATAGAATTGTGGATTAAAACATATCGAGCTTACCTATTAAAACAGAAGTTAGATAGGGGAGAACAATTAGACTAGATTTTCTATTAGACTATACGCATGCATTTGGATAAAACAGAAGAAGATCCAGGTCATGCAGAATACCAAGGAGATAAAGAATTACCGACTTTACTTGGTACTAAACTTACTACTTCAGTAATAACAGTAAAAGATGCCTATGGCAATATTATTCAATTAGGTTCTGAAACTAAAATGAAATTCTAGAGATATAGAAAGTATACCTGTAAAGATTATATTGCATATGTTAAAGGTAATAGAATATATGTAGAAGGTGATGCTAACCAACTAGAATATATTGATGTAGAAATAATTGCTGAAGATCCTACTGAAGATAAACTGTGTTACAATCCTGATAAGGATGAATATCCTTTACCAGCTTATATGTGGGGTACAGTTAAGTAGTTAATCTTTACTAAAGATTTCTTAACTATGAGATAGCAAGTATCTGATACTACTAACGATAGTAAGGATGATACTTAGAATGTAATGAATTAGAATGTTAATAGAAGTATAAGACGATGAATGAATTAAATAAATCAGCTAACAAAACAGTTTCTTATACTATACCTTCATTCTATAATCATTACTTAGGTAGTATAGAACCAGATACAGTATATGATATAGATTATACTACTTATAGAAAGATAGTAACAGATTACTTTTATTAATTTTGAGATTAGTTACTGGAAGAAAGCAAAGAAGTTAAACTACCATATAGAATGGGTAGTATTCAAATAGTAAAGAAATAGCCAAAGCATTTAGACGGCAGAAGTCTTAGAATAGATTATAAAGCTACAAAAGAATTAGGTAAACTTACTTATTTACTTAACGAACACTCAGGATTTTATAAGTATAGACTTTATTGGAATAAATAGGACATGCTAGTGTCTAATAAGAGTAAGTATTAGATTGTACTTACTAGGGCTAATAAAAGACATCTAGCACAAATAATTAAACAGAATATTCACGATTACGAATAGCAGCCATGATATATAAAATGACAAGTAGTAAAGCCGTGATTGCTAAAGTAATTGCGGACTTAGGTTTAAATGAAACTGAAATACCTATTACAGATATACGTCAATGGATTGGAGAGGCTTTAATGAATATAGGTTCAGTTAATCAACTAGATCATAAAGTAGAAGTAATACCTATCAATGGTTATTAGGCTAAGTTACCATGTGATTTAGAAAGATTAAATAGTGTAGCTTACTCTACATGTGATTGTGGTGGTTGGATACCTATGAAGAAGAGTACAGGTACATTCAGTGTTTATGACAGAAAAGATAACTGTGATTGTTGTAATATGATTATACACGATGATGTATTAATACCATTAGTAAAGAACCTTCACAATATTACTAAAGATAAAGACGCATTAGAAATACTTAATAAAGATGCTAATACTAGATAGACGCTTAGCGCATTGATTAATAATTATACAGTTTGTAGCAAAAATGGTAGATTACAGCACACTAGTTTTAATGGTACTAATTTCAGTTATACGCCACAATATGATGTCAAACCAGGATATCTCATCTCAAATGTTCCAGAAGGATATGCAAAAATCTCATACCACGCTATCTATACTGATGAAGATAGTATGCCAATGATGCCAGATGTATAGTCATACTTTGAAGCTTGTTTCTGGTATTGTGCATAGAAAATTCTTTATATTAAATATATAAAAGGTGATGTACACAGATAGTTATGGTTAGATGCTAAGAACTCTTATAACTTCTATAGAAAGCAAGCTTATGCTGAATCATTAATGCCTAACCAAGATGAGTTAACTAATATCAAGTACACATGGAATACATTAGTTCCAGAAATGGATGAAGAGCGTACTTTCTTTAGTACTACTGGTGATAGACAAGAAATTTATAATTAGAATTAGAATTATAACAGATTATGGAGATAAATAGCCAAGTAAATACATTTATTGGTGGTATGAATATTGACAGTGATATTACTATGTTAGCTGACAACTAGTATAGATGGGCTGAGAATATTCGATTACTCACAGATAATGCTGGTACTACAGGTATTCTATAGAACATAGAAGATGTAAGATAGTACGAAGGTGGTATTGAAGCATCTGAAAATATACTTGGTACAGCAGTAACTAGATGGTACAATTCTACTAAGAAGATAGTAGAAGAATGTGGTATAGTAGTTACTATGGAATTGTATGAAGGTACTTATATTAATAATGTATGGGCTATAACTGATTTCAACAGTATTAAACCTACTTGGACTTTAGTAGTATCTGCTGTTATGAACTTAGTTAACAAAGTAGCTATAGTTACTAATTATGAGTCAGATAAAGTAAGCAAGATATATATATCTGATGGAACTTCTTCTATTAAATGCATTAATATATCTGCTCAATATAAGACAGATAAAACTAATCATATAGAAGATGATACTTACTTTGATCTACTACCAAGTTCTACTATTGCACCGTTTAAGTTTATTGAATTGACATCTGGTAATTTACCAGCTGGTATGATACAATATTGTTATCAGTTATTCAGTGTACATGGCGGAGAAACATCTACTTCTTCATTAAGTCCTATGATACCTATATCATCTAGTAATTCAAATTCATCTAAAACATTTAAAGGTGATAGACAAGGTGAGAGTACAGATAAAGGTTGCATGTTACAAGCTACTTTGTTCAATGATGGTAGATTTGAAAAGATAAGAATTATTAGTATTCAATATACTAGCAATACTCAAACTCCTAAGATATATGTAATTAATGAATTGGACTTACCTAAATCTGAGGATAATGTAATAACATTTAATTACAATGATGTTGGTAGTAGTTACGTTAACGAATTAAGTATAGAAGAATTTAACGATCTTGTCCCATTTGAATTTAATGCTAAAAGTATAGCAAAGATGGATAATAGATTGTTCGCTTCTAATGTGTAGGAATTAACTTGGGATGTAGATTATGACGCTAGAGCATATAGATGTAATAGCAACGGTATTATTAAATTAAACTCTAGTATAAGTAATCAAGATATTACTACTACTTTTCAAGAACTAACTAGTCCAGAAACAGATTTAATTATACCAGAAGAACACGATTGTATAAACCCAATGAATAGTTCAATGGTATATCCTAATAATTCAACAGATGAATATGCATTTGGATATGATGATAATGGAATTATTAGAGGTGGTAGAGGTTTAAATATTAGTTATAGATTTATTATAACAGATTTAATAGAGTCTGATAATACTCCAGTAGTTGATGATGAAGGTGATAAATTTGTACCATATAGTATGAGCTTATCATCATCTAAAAAGTCTTATAATACTATTAAGTTAATATGTCCTGAAACAAAAGAATTAGTACATACATTTAATAGTGATGGTAAATCTAGAATAAGAAACTATTGTGACCCTTATTACGTATCTAATTTCTTAAGTCATCAAAGAGATGAAGTATATAGGTATGGTATAATATTGTATAATAATAAGAATATACCTTCACCTGTACACTGGATTGGAGATATTAGATTCCCTTCTGCTGATGTTGAAGGTTATGAACCTTTTACTTTTGGTGGAACAGTAGATGGATCTGGTAACTATGAATTAGTATCTCATCCACTTGGTATAATGTTCTATGTGAATAATCTTCCTACGGATGTAGTAGCTTATGAAATAGTAAGATGTGATAGAACATTAGCAGATAGAACAATAGTTACTTAGGGGTTACTAAATAAAACTATTAGATTCAACGGATGGTATAATAATACTGAAGATTATAGAGCTGAATACTCTTTAGGTAGTATAGATAGAAGACCTACTATTATGCCTACTTTTAAAGAAGGTGTAGCTCCAGAATTTGTACAAGGGTTCTATAATTCAAGTAAGAATCTATTTGTACAACAAGATGCTTAGGATTAGAATCCTTTTGATACATATGGTATATTTGATTTAGTGACAGCTGATATATGTTTTAATAAAGAGAAATCAGATCAGATTGTTACTAGTGGTATGAACATTGTACCATTGTATTGTGCACACTCTGCTACATACTGTAATGACGCTAACAACAAGCATTATAGATTAGGTATACCGTTTACTAAAGTATTAGGAAAAAGCACTAATAATGTACAAAATCCATTTGGTGGACCTGTAGAATATTCTGAACATACTGGTAACAAACCTAGTGCTTCTTAGGGAGTATTTGATGGTTATGAACAAGATGGTGATATGGTAAGTGGTGGTATATGTAAATACTATCAATTCTTTGGTAAGAATTATGCTCACAAAGATAATTCTAATTTGCGTCAATCTTTCCCTATAAAAGATGTAACTAAGCCAACTAACATATCTCCATATCAAGAAGCATTTGATGCCAAACAAATAGTAGATTACATAGATAGATTTGGTTTTGTAAACTATAGTATTGGTTCTAGAGAAGCTCTTGGTCCTCACGGAGTATGTTTGGCTATTAGTGCACCAGACGTATACTCTGGTAATTATACTGGAATTCGTACTACTCCTCTATTAAGGAAATATAGACACAATGCTGTACTGTTTGTTAATATAAAGAAAAACACTACGTAGTATGGTGGTAATACTTTTATGAGTAGAAGCTATTCTATATACAATAGCACTAATACTTATGTTAAAACGTCTTGGGAAGGATACGATAAAGCAATGTGCTTTGGTGGTGATACATATTTAGGAGTATTAGACTATACTCATACTATGTTATTTACTAGAAATGATCCTGACGATAGAAATGGTTTTAAGAGATATGTTGGAGCTTATATTCCACTGGAATCTAGTATAAACTTATACTATAGAAATGACGAACATTATTCTCAAGACATAGTAGAATCATCTGGAGATGGTCAAACTGGTGAAGCTAATGTTTACTTCCTAACAGATCCAGGATAGATGAATACTTTATATACTTAGAAAACTCCAATGTACGTATATAATGCTGCTTACTCTAATACTAGTACTAGTAAGAATTATATACAAAAATCTATATATGCTGAAGATGATGTTAAAAGCATGAATAGAATTACTTGTTCAGAGTTAAAGACAAATAATGAACAGACAGATAGTTGGACTAAATTTAAGTTTGCTAACTATTTAGATACAGATAGTACATATGGACCAGTTACTAATCTTAAAGTATTTAAGAACAAATTGTATTTCTTCTAGGATAGTGCTGTAGGTATAGCCTCTGTTAATGATAGGTCTTTGATTACCGATAATAATGCTGGAGCTTTAACATTAGGTACTGGTGGTATTCTTACTAGATACGATTACTTAGTTACTTTAAATGGAGATAGTATTATTAATGATAAGAGTATTACTAATTCTGAAACTACTTTGTATTGGTATGACTTAGATAAAAATGTTATATGCTCACTTAGCAATGATTTTAATGAATTATCTAAAGTAAAACAAGTATAGACATATTTAAATAGATTGCCAGATAATGCTAGAAAGAATCCAGTGTCATTCTATGATAAGAAATACAACGAAGTATGGTTTAGAATATATGATAGATGTTTAATATTTAATGAACAATTAAATGTATTTACTTCTTTCTATACTCATAATCCGAACTGGTTCTTTCCATTCTCTACTAGACTAGTAACTATTAAAAATAATAATTGTTATTACTTACATAATATGTATGATGTTAATAGTACTACTAAAGAAGAGAAAATATCTTATGTTAGATTTGTAGTTAATAAAGATATAGCATATACTAAAGTATTCGATAATTAGTGGTTCTCAGCTGAATTTGTAGACATTGGAGATGAAACTAAGCCTACGTTAATATCTGATATACACTTTAATACTAAGAATTAGGAAACAGAACCCATTGATTGGAAATAGATAGAATAGAGAGAAGATACATTTAGATTCCCAATAAGTAGAGAGAAACAAAATAATCCAGGTTAGCAGCAATAGACTAATATGTCTTATGCTGGAAGGATGAGAGGAAAATACTTAATCTGTAATTATACATTAGATTGTAATGATAACAGAGAATTTAAGCTTCCTTATGTTAAAACAACTTATAGATATTCAATGTTATAATATGAAAACTAAGAAATTAAAAAGAGTTCCTCAATATGCTTTCGGTGCTGATGCTATTTCAAACTGGGGTAATATGAGTGGAGTAGATAAAGCGAATGTAGTTACACAAGGAGTTGGTGCTGTAGGTAGTATGATAGGTAATGCTACTAGTGGAAAGAAACCTACAGCAGCTGGTGTAATAGGTGGAATAGGATCTGGAGCTGCAATGGGTGCTTCTATTGGTGGACCTTGGGGAGCAGTAATAGGTGGAGCTATTGGTGGTATTACTTCAAGTATAGGTTCTGGTGGATCTGTTAATGAACAGACTGGTGAGTATGAATTACCATCAGGAATAGCTGGTCTATTTGGTCATAGTAAAAGTTATATACGTAATAAAGCTGGTAGAATTAAAAACGGTATTCAAGCTAGACAAATGTCTGAGCAAGTAGCAGCTGATTACTATTAGGAAAATGGATACAATGAATTAAGTTTATCTAAAGGTGGAGTAGTACCATCTACTATGGCTTACTTAGATGATGGTGAGATGTTAAGAACACCAGATGGAACTATAGGATCTATACCAGAAGAAGGTAAACCTACAGATTCTAATTTATTAAATGTACCTGTTGGAACTCAAGTATTAAGCGATAAATTAAAAGTTCCGGGAACTAATAAAACATTTGCAGAAATGGGTAAGAAATTGATGAAAAAAAGCAAAAAGAAAGTTAACAACATATACGCTGAAAACAGTTAGATGCTAAATGAGAGAAACAATCAGGCGACTTATTAGAGCTTGTTAGAATAGCAAGAATCTTTAAAGAATAAAAAAAACAGTAAGAAACAATAGATACCATCTTACGAAAATGGTACTTCTGGCGTATACGGTAGAAAGAAAGTAAAATTAAAATACATATATGATCCTATGCTAGGAGGTTTTGGTTATATTGATCCTAATACTGGAGGATTTGTTGAAATGAATGATATTCGTAACGACCTTTTACCGGATTCTATGTGGATTTAGAATTACAATGATTCTGAGGATATTGAACAACCAATCACACTAAAATAGGACACTGTTTCTAAAAGTACACACAATGTGAATAAACGCGATTTTTTAAAGTTACCAAATAAAAAGATAAAGAAAAATACACCTACAATATTTAACGATCATGCTTATGAAGTAGCTGGTAAAAAATACTAGATTGGCGACACCTTTGAGTATAAAGGAAAACAATATAAAGTTACCGGAAATAACGAAGCTGTGCCAGTGAGTAAAAACGCTACAGATCTTAAAGAAATTAATGACGGATTTAATTGGAACTTGTATAGAGATGTATTTACTCAAGGTGAGCCTAGAATTATAGGTCCGT